TCGCCGATGTCTCCTGCACTCAGGTTAAGTGTTTGACCTGTAGATGCGTTTTTATTTCCTGTAAGTCTAGCGTCAGAGTATGCTAATGCAATAAGCAAGTTTTCTAAAGTTGCTTCAGCAAAAGCGGTAGCAAGATTTACCTGCATACCTTGCTTGTATAGTCTTGCAACGTCAAGAATCTGATCTACCTGAACTTCACCGAAGTCTGGTTGGAACTGTAATTCAAGACCGTTCATTGTGTAGCCAACGTTTGTATAAGAAGCGGCTGCTGAAAGTGTAGTCTTGTAAGACTCACTTGAATCAATTACTGCTAATGATGTCAAAGTTGACGGAGTCAAAGTATTGTCGTTAATGAAGAATGCTGCTGCACCTACAATAACGTTATTTGACGTACCACGGCTATATGGCATATTATTTAACCTCTTTCATAAAGTATTTATTAAGTTGTTTGGCGTGTTTCCTCTAAAACCAATTATACCGCTTTTTATGTATATCTGGAGTCTGAGTCAACCGAAACATGATAGTCATACTCAACAATTAACTTGTTTACAAATAGGGTTCTTGCTGAGGCTAGTTCTGCTACGTCTCTGCTTTCATCTGCTTGGTATACCCTCGTACTGTGGAACAAAATATTAAATGGGGTATACTCTTTTTCTAAAACAGACCCTGATGCTGCTATTGAAGCAACATTTGCTGCATCTTTCTTAAACTTAAATGTTGTTGCTGATGGCACATTTTTAACATAGTGAATACCATTAAATGTGGCATCTACCCCTGTGATTTCTACAGCATCTCCTACTGCTAAGCCATGGGCTGTAGATGTTGTTATTGTGGCAAATTTATTTGTAAGTGCTTTATTTGATATAGTTTTGGCAGAGAATGTAATCGGTGGACTACTTACCCTTAGAGTTGGATTCATAAAGTTATAGGAATTTACGTCTTCTGCTGAAGAATCTTCACGATCAAGGGCATTAGATATAACACGAACAGTGTCTATTAACTTACCAACATCTGTAGAATAAATGAAATATATCAACTGCTCTCTTTTATTTAAATAAAATGGAGTAGGCCTAAACCTCATTAATCTATCATAAACAATTAGAATAGGGCTTTCTGATTGTCTAATTTGAATGCTATCGTTATACAAGTCTTCAATGTTTGTTGAAACTTGTGCTGGAATCATTGGAGTTGGATTTATTAAGTCTATATCTGATATAAGTTCATAATGCTCTAACTCAGACAAAATATATTTGTTTAAAAAAGTTGGTGGAAATCCAGTATCAGTTAATATAGCCATAGTCTTATTCTACCCCAATTGTTGCATTGGTTATCCATTTAAAGCCTGTGTCAATTCCTTTACTTCTACCCGCTATTGAACCAGCCTTAAGGTTTTTCTTATATAATGTTGGTTTTTTAATATAGTCATAAACTCCAGATGCTCTTAAAAAAGATTGTTTAAAATATCTAGTCATAAATTCATCAAATGCAGATTCAAAACCACCAATAACAGGGTCTCCTCCTGGGTTGTCAACTTTAATTGGTCTACTTGTAAATACTTCTCCATTAGGTCCGCTAAATCTTAATGCTTTAGATTTTGTTGGCGTAATTGTTACGGGAATTCCTTCTTCCATAATTTTTGCTTTATTGTAAAACGGAGTATTCATATTTTCAGAAACAGTTCTTGATTGTTTAAATGTAGATTTAACGGAAAGTCCTAAGTTGCTAACTGTGTAGTTTAAATTAAATAGTCTTGCACTAGGACTGCTAATTTGATTCCACTCATAGACATGGTGTAGTGCTTTTGGATTGGCTCTGGCTTGTACATCAATATATTGTGCTAATGCTTGAATAGCCCCTGCGCCTAATCTATCAAAAAATATTTTTTTACCACGGTCAACGCCTTCTAAAAATCCAAGAGAATAATTAATAATATTATTCATTTGTTTAGTAAAGGATGCCGTGCTTGTTCTTGCTATCACTAGTCACCTACAGTCTGATTCTCAGCCCTACGCCATAGCATCTTGTAATATTCTGTGTATCCAAATGGTCCAGTAAAAGGTTCAACTGTTGCTACCTCGTAGATTGTTCCTTTGCCTGATCTTGCTCCCGCTGTTTCTTTGTAGATAATAGTATCTGATGCATCTCTAATATTTGTTATAAGTATGTTTGTTGTTGCGTTATTTGCATTGTTTGAAGAAAGTCTTGGATCTGCTTTTGTTCTTGCAACAAGTTTGTTTTCATATTTTAAAAAATTATCTGGTTTAACATCTTCTGTTCCCGCTCCACCTACAGATGTAGCATTACAAGTAATTGTTCTATCGTATACCCAGTTTTTTGTAGGTTGGCCGTAGCCACCTTGTGCAAGAATAGGGAAGTAGATATCAGCCTTCATTGGAAACATAAAGTCTGTGACTTCGCACACATCCATTACAATACTCCAGGACGGCTAATATTATTTACATATTTAGACAAAATCTTGTCTACAATAATATTTCCAGTACCCTCAATCATTCTCTTATCATATTCAATTTTAAATTGATCAGTGCTGTAGTTTTTAATATATCTCTTATAATAATCTAATTTGCCACATCTAATATCTTCAACTAATAATTTTGTAGCATCTTGAATATCAATAGGTACCACTTTGTATCCAGTTTCTAATAATAATATAAGATCTATACCTGCTGGAAATGCTACTCCAGGAGTTACGGTCATAGTGTTTCCACTGTCTTCTGTATCAAAAAGTGAAAAAGAGTCTGACGTTCCAAGTGGCATTCTTGCTGGTCGTTGTTCTGCTCTATTTATTGCACCCTCTGCTGATGTTGGGTCTTTTGTAAGTGCGGTCTTATCTTTAGTAATTACGTATGTATAATCTCCTACAGTTGGACCATCTTCGTTGTATATATCATAAACTAGTTCTGTGTTTTCATATACTCTTAATATTTTTTGTACTCTTTTCCAAAGTGGAATATAGTCTACCTCTTGCCCAACAATCTCAATAAATTCACGCTCATAATAAAAACCACCAGTTATTGAATCAATAATTGCTCTTGCTAATTTTTCATATTCTGTGTATTTAGCAATTTCTGTTGCAGATGTTTGATTATTTATTGATGCTAAAATTGTAGGACTTACGTATGGACGCTTTACTTGTAGGTTATCTTCAACAACTATATCTCCACGATCCCCTACAACCATTCCACTTTCTTCTAAATCTTCATGAATTGTCAGAGCATACGATTTATCATATTTAATAAAATCATCATCTAATGTATAAGTAACTTCCTTACTGGCATTTGATGTTCTATAAGAAGCAGTTTCTGACTGCTCTGCAACATCTTCAACAACTATAACGTATTTGGCATTAGCGTCTGGAACTGTGTATTTAACAGTTAAAGGATACGGAGGTAGGCGAAGGACTTCTGACATTATACTTTAGCGTAATAAGATGCTACTTCTTCAGGTTGTGCTATTCGTACTAACCTGTGAGTAAGCCACTTTTCCGATGCCTCCTTTGAAACTATGTTATACCCCACGCTCAATGCTCCCAAAGCATCCATATGAAGATTTCTATCTGAATATAGTGCTACTTTGTTTGTTAAATCTTTATTTTTACCTGCTTTTTCTGCAGTTTCTTCTGTTTGTTCTGGCGGAATCCAACTAGCCAAAATTTCTAAAATCTCAAGTTTTGTATTTGATTCAAATAATTCTATGTTATTTTTCTTTGCATATGCTTTTAGTGCCATAACTGTTTTATCTTTTAATTGATCCATTGTTAAGTTCATTTTTTCTCCCATGTTCATTTGTAATTATACCATTAGAATGACAATAAGGAGGACGGGTTTTATGCCGTCCTCCCTAGTACGTGATGACTATATTTTAGGAATCAGCACTATCTGAGTCAACATAAGCGACTGCATCTAGTTCTTCCCAAGCAAGACCAAATCGTACGAATACTGTGTATTCAATTGTGTCTTTCTTTGGCTTGTATTCACGGTTTACAGTGATGTCTCTCTGGAAGCCCCATACACGGTTAGAAGGGAATGTTAAATCAACATAACCTGCTGGGTAGTAAGGAACTTCTAGTACATCTACACCTAGTACACGACTTGTACGTGCATTACCAAATGTCTGTGCAGCACCATCCATGTAATCTTGACGGTTTTGCTGTGTGCTACCAGTGCGATCAGCGAACGCTGATGAGATAGCATCTGCTAGTGTACCGTTGTTACGAACAATACCAGCAAAAGCATCAGTACCTGCGTAGAACTTAAGATTGCTCTTAAGTGCACGGTACTTACGAGGCATTGCTAATAGCAAGCCTTGCATTACTGATGTGGTAAAGTTATTATCTGATACTGTTGCAGCATATTCGTGAGCAGCATTTCCTACTGTTCCACGAGTTTGCTTTACGAAACCAGACATGATGGACAAGAAGTCTCCTGTTGCTCCATCACCGTTGATAGCAAGATCTTCAATATCGTTACCGAATGCGTTGGTCATTAATCGTACTAGACGATCTTCCAATGCTCCGCCTTCAATATTGTCTTCAAGTGCTTCAGTTGCTACTTCCCAATCAAGACGAATCTTTTTTGTTGTTAGTTCAACCTTTGTAAATCTAGCGCCAGTGTTTGTGTAGTTTGGTGAGCCTTGTGATGCTGCACGAATTACACGTTCTCCAACGTTGACTTTTTCAATTTCCATGGTGTTTGCTCTCATGGTGACACGACGGCCATCTTTAGCGAGGACAGTTGCATCCCAGACGTAATCAATGAAACGTTGTGCTTGTTCAGGACGTAGAATACCTCCTGCGTTGCCAGTTGGATTGACTGCGTTGTCTCCAGTTGTTACACCGAATCCTGCAGTAGCAGTGTTACCAAGTTGTGAACCTACAGATCCTCCTGCAGCATTCAGACCAGTTGCACTACCTACGCCACCAGATACTAAAGATCCCGCTGAGTTAATCTCTGCGCCATCTCCTGAACCTGGATAGTTTTTTTCTATATTTGTGTTTTGTTCCGACATTATTTTTCACCTCCTAGTGATTTTTTACCTTAGTTAAATAGGTCGGCATTTGTGAGGAAACGACCGCCCCATAGGGATTTATGAATCACTTGTGGTGATTCCTGTACGATCTCGCCTAGATCGCCAGACTTGCGGAAAGCGGTATCTTGTTCTACAAGATCTACTCGCTTGCCAAACTCGTTAAAGTTGCTCTTAATTCCGTTAACATCAGATGTTACCGTTTCAAGAGATTTTGTTACTGCTGTTACCTTCTCGTTAAGAGATTTGATTGTTGCAGCAAGATCGCCAAAGGCATTAGTAAGAGAATTATTAATTTCTGAAACTGCTTTAGCAACTTCTTCTTTAACATCTGTAGCGGATTTTTCCACTGCGTTCTCTACTTCAACTGCTGCTTTTGCAACAGAAGATTCCGCACTAGCGTCATCTGATTTAGCAATAGCAGTTTCTTCAACTGCTGGTGCCTCTTCAACGACTGCAGGGGTTTCTGCTACATCTGCAACGATTGCTGTTGCTTCTGCCACTACCTCTGCTGCTTGTGCCTCTGGAGCAACCTCTGCATTTTCAACTGCAGTTTCTAGAACTGCGTTTGTTGATTCTGTCATTGGATTTACCTCCTTAGTAATCTTAATTGTATTAATGCCTTTAGCACTATCAACTAAGAATTTTATTAGTTTTTCAGTATCTTTATCATTTTTTTCTATAAAGCCAATATTCTGCATTAC